TGTCTAAAGGATTATATGCTATTTGATTTTGATACTCTTCTGGTATCCTTGGGTCGTCTAAGTTTAGTATAAGACCAATGCAGTGGCCAACGACATAATTATCGACTGTTGCCACCCACGAATCTATCAGAAATTGAGATATGAATTTCCATGAATCAGGTCCGTAAAGGCCTCTCTCATGATAATGATTAGCATGTTGTGTGTTATAACATGCTTCTGCATCGTCTGGTGTAATCTTTCTTATTCTAAGCATAAGAATTGTGCCATAATAAAGTGAATGTAAGATACAGTAAACCCAATACTATTAAAGGATACCTGTATGTCCTGTTGTTCCATAATATAACTCCTAGTAATACTGTAACAACACCGATAGTTATATCGGCGTATAAAACATTAGTGTAATCAATAGTTCGAACTAGTTGTTCTTTCATTTGATTCATAATAAAATGGTGGGAGATTGCATCTCTCCCACCAAACTAATTTAGAATGTATAATTATAAGATAAAGAAACTGATGTGAAATTCTCCTCAGTCAGGTAGTCTTCACCTGTTAGAAGATGTAATCCCATACCGTTATTAAACTCTCTAGAGAGTCCATATAACAATTGAGTTTCATCACTTTCGAAATAATTATATATTATATTTACATCTACCCAACGGTCTACATAAGGTAGAGTCCATGTGGCACTTGCAAACTCATCACCGAATTCAGCTGAAGTTTTAGCATACATCATGCTTAAACCTGCATCTAAAAATGACAAAGTAGCGAAAGCTTCATCATGGTCGTATGCACTGTTATCAAATTGCCTATTCATATAGCCAAAACCAGCTTCGATGTGGTCTGCCCATATAGGTATTGAATAACCAGCGTAATAATTTGCTTCACGCTCTGTGCCATCAAAGTCTACCTCTGATGTCCATGCGCCTACTACCATATTGCCAGCAAGTATGTCCCTATCCCATTCGAGTCCTACTTGTAAAGCGTTTTGGTCACCTTGTGACATGCCTCTCCAAATATAGTCGTTAGTATAGTTCATATTAATAGATAAAGAACCATAATCTCTTTCTCTATCCTGTTCTCCTGCGAAAACAGTTCCTGATAGCATAATCATTAATGCTATTAAAAATATATTTTTCATATATCCTCCTTGTTATTATTGATGGTGGAGCGAATAGGAATCGAACCTACGACCTACTGGATGCAAACCAGTCGCTCTCCCTACTGAGCTACCGCCCCTTATATTTACCTAATCCGTTTCGTTGGATTTGATACCCTCATCAATAAGTTCATCTAATTCTTCTAGATTAACTTCACCTAGAAGCTCAACTGTAAACATATCCTCCTCTACTTCATGTTCTACCATATGTGGTAGTTCATGTCCTAGAGCCTCTAGTTTAGATACATTTTCAGTAAATTCTCTGTATTGGTCTCTATCAACTCTAATCTTTCGACCTTCGATTAAGACCCCTCTTTTTTTGACTGGAACCATGTCCAGAATATTCATTGTCATACTATTCTCACTGCTCTCATTCTTTCTATAGGCATAGGTTCACCTGCAATTCTATGAAAGAACATAACTAATGTTAATCTCTCTTCTTCATTAGATTCAAAACTGTTAGCACCATGATAACAATTTGGCATTATCAATAGTCTATTAAATTTACCTTTAACACTTACATGTTCTTCGAATGAATCATTAAACTCCATTTGAACCAGCGTGTCTCTCTCGGTCATATAACCTTGAAGATTACATTTCTGTTTTGTTTCAAAATGAGATGCATCAAGTAGTGAACCTTTCTTACTAGTATAGATTGAAGTGCCATCACTTTCATTCAAATAAAGTATGCCTGTTGCGAAACCATTATCACTATGAATCCAACCACGATGCATCTTGGCAGGAATCTTTTGAAATGCCATAGTGCAATCAACTAATCCTACAGCAGATGCTCCATATGAGGTTTCACTTCTACCCAAATCAGGTAAAGCTTGAAATAAACTCATAACTTTTGTGACAAGATTATCATAAAATATTTCACTTACTACATGAAGTTGTTCACTTCTGGTACCAGGCCACATTCCATTTGGATCAGGTGTGAATTCTAAGTGATTGGCCAACTCTTTGAGTTGATGTGGTTCATCTAAAAAGTCATCAACTATTGTATACGGTATCATCGTCCTACATCTCCTAAATATTTTTCTTTACATTCTTCCCATGTCATGCCTATGATGTCATCATAGAATAATGTCTCAGTTAAGTTTTGCCTGTCTGATTTCATAAGATTAGTAATTCTCTTAGCGGCATATTTCTCTTTCCATAACTGAGTTAATGATTCTACTGAACCATCGTTTGAATTTCTAACTAATTGGTCTTGTTCTATCTCACCTCTAAGAAACTCTCTAGAGTTCTCATAGAATGTGGAATAGTAGATGCCTCTTTGATGGTCACTCTTCTGTAAATCTTTTGGTATCTTCAACTGTGAATACATAAATTGTCTCATACGATTTCTATGGTCTCTCTTTAATGTCTGACCACTCTCTCGTTTTGCAACATACAATAAGAAATATCTCTCATTGAAGTGGTGTTCTGCATAGTCTAGCATCTTTCTTTCAGTCTCTTTGGTCATCTCAAATGATAATGAACCTTGACTATAACCCATTTTCTTCCAATGTTTGAGTCTATCGTATTGTGATAGACCACCTGTCTTAGATTTACCATACAATGATGTAGTAGTCATACCAACTAACTTATCACCATAGTTTTCTTCCCACTGTTTCTGTATCACATCGGCAGTGCATAATAATGCCATGAGTTTACCACCAGTGTAATTGAAACCAAGTGGTTGTGTTGGGAGAATACTCGAACCTATAGCACTGTTATTCAGTTTACCAGAATTCGTTTTGTATATTCTCTCCCAACCAATGTAGTTATCTCTTGGTGTTAAATCAATGAAGTCACCTGTGATACAAATGACACCAAGATATTTTCCTGTTGGTTTATCTCTAACTATGTAGTGTAGATTTCTACCAATGTTAGATGAGTTCTTCTGGCTGTGTGTCATTGTTCTTAAACAATTCCATCTCTCAGTAAGAGAACCAGCGGCTTGTCTGTCTTTCTCTGAATCGGTGTATATTAATTCTGGTTCTAGATTAACGAAGTCTGCAAAGACTTTTGGATACCATATGTTGTTCTTAGTCTCAGTGATAAGTTTTAAGTGGTCTTCATTAACAAAGTTTGTCTCTTCACCAAACAATGTTGAAACTGTTTGTGAAGGATATTTTAAATGTATTTCTTGATACTTCTGGTATAAGGTGTATTCTGCCACACCCATTTTAGAAACAAATGATAAATCTTTTATCAATAGTTCTCTGAGTTCATCGATAGGTAAGATTTCTTTCTCTACCCTATTCGCCTGATACTCATCAAATTGTTTCTGAACAAATGGTTCCATTAGTGGTTTCTTCCTCCCTCAAATACACATATAAAATATAAACCAAAAGCTCCTGTGTTGAAGACTCTATGAAATTCTCCAATATTAATACAAACGATATCTCCTGACTTTACAGAAAATCTATAATCATCAATCTCCATTTCTCCTATCCCTTTATAGAAATAATAAACTTCTTCTTGGTCATCATGTGAATGACCAGTTGTAGACTGATTCGCTCTCAACTGTGTGCTACTAAGAGTTAGATGTTCACCAAAAGGATTATCCTTTAATAGATACTCAGAAGTATCTTTGATAACTTTTCCACCTATATCTTCTATTCTTACTTTCTTCATGAATATAAACCTGAGGTTGTAGTAGTCCTCTTTTCTAGAACTTCAATCTCTTTGAGTTCTCTCTTGTTAGGTTCTTTAATCTTCTTCAATCTTTCAAGCGCTCTTGTTCTTCTTGCTTGTATGCCACCTCTGTGACTAAATTTTGTGTGAGCTCTTGTTCCCATATTATACCTTAAAATCGTTAAACTTATTTGATGGTCTTGCTCTATCGGCAACAGGAATACTATCATCAACTAATAGTTCACCATCAACTAATTCTTCCTGTGCCTCTTGTTCTACATCATAGAGTTTCATTCTTGCCCTATCAACACCTATAACAAATCGTTTAAATATCGTAGGGTCATTATACCTGTTCTTCAACTGTTTTACGACAAGTTGGTCTAACTCTTCAAGTTCATCTGATGTAATCAATGCAAACATTAAGTCAGCAGTTGCAGGTAAACCAAATGATTCTGATGTATCTTCTAAACCAATATCAGTAGAACCAAAACCACTTCTTGTGGTCTGAGTTGCACTCATGATTGGCACATCATATTCTACTGCAACACCTCTGAGTTCTTCTGCAATACTCTTCACTAATGTATATGAGTTTGCACCAGCGCCTGGTCTAATTCTCTGAGATGCACATATGTTTAAATAATCAATAAAGATAATATCTGGTTGAAAATCTTTCTTGATATTTAATTCTTGTAATAGATGTCTAAAATGTCCTGAGTGAGCAGCTGCTGTTGGGTATTCTTTTACAATAAGTTTACCCTTTGTCTTGTTCTTAAGTCTTTCAATTCTCTTGCCATAATCTTTCTTAGATATGTCTGGTAAATCTTTCATAGGAACATTCATGATGTTCGCATCTATTCTCTCTGCAATTCTTTCTTCTGCCATTTCTAATGTGATATACAATACATTCTTGTTCTGCATCAAACTACTTGATGCCATATGACACATGAATAATGATTTACCAACACCTGTGCCTGCAAGACATATGTTCAATGTCTTATTAGGAAGACCACCCTTTGTAATCTTATTAAAGTATTCTAAATCAAACGGTAATTTCTCCTCATCATGTGTATAAAAGTCATGTCTTTGTTCTGCATCTTCAAGTTGGTCATGACCAATGTGTTGGTCAAAAGACACGGAAAGTGCATCCTTTAATAGCTCTGGTATTTCGCCTGTCGACCTTTGAGACTTCTTATCTAAGACTTCAATAGAATCCATAACTGCAATATAGATTGCTCTATCTTTGCACCACGATTCTGTTTCATCTATAAGCCATTCTAACGGTGTATCATCTTTAGGCATCGAGCCCAACAACTCTTTAGACCCTTTAACAATATTCTCTGATGTAGAGTTATTGTTGTCTAGGTTTATGAGAAGTGCTTCGAGTGTTGGGCTCTTAGTATACTTATCGAAATAATGTGTAATTTCATTGTATACCAATTGCTCAGATGAATCGACAAAATACTCGGGCTTTAGGAAAGGAATTACCTTCCGTGAAAACTCGTCACTCTGTATCAGATTCTTTAATATCGTCTGTTCTATTCTCGTTATTTCCATATCTAAAATACTGGTTAGCTACTGTTTCTAATGAATCCATTACTTCTTTGGTGAAGTATTTTTCTGGATTATTATTAATCGTTTTACCAAATTCTGTTTTACCATTTGGTAGTTTGACTCTGGTTGAAGATTTTTCAAAAACTCCACTTGCAAGTGCGAGGTCTAGTAGACCATAATGTCTATCTAGTCCTTTATCATATGTCAATTTAACATCGACCATTCTGTTCTCAACAGTAAGTCTGGACTTTGCGTTCTTACAATGAATAATGTTTCCTATAATCTCCTTTCCCTCTTTCTCTTTTCTACGAGAAAGATAGATGATTGAACTAGCGGCATACTTAAGGCCACTACCACCACCCATTTCTTTTTGTGGGAACATAGAACCAATCACATCATATGTGTGGTTCGTAACTATCATAGGGACACCAGCACGACCAAGTTTAAGAGTTAATACTCTAAATGCACCCTTTGTAATTTGGGCACGAGTCATGTCTTTAGTTTCCTTTCCTTCAGCAGTATCTTCGATTTCTTTTGTAGTTGATAACATACCAAGACTATCTAAACAAAACATCATAGGAGGTCTATCGTCCTCTGGTGTCTCTAGATATCTATCGAGAATATTGATTGCCTGATTTCTGAATTGTTGAACTGTTATTACAGGCACAATAACAACTCTATTTGAATCTATTCCTCTATCTTCAATCATTTGTCTGCTGAGTGCAGATTCAGATTCAAAATAGATAACAGCAGCTTCAGGATTATCTTCTAAGAATTGTTTTACCATTCCTAATGCGAAGAAAGTTTTACCTGTTGCTGATTCTCCTGCGATTGCAGTAATTTTGTTTTGAGGTAACCCACCATAGAGTGAGCCACTCAATAATGCATTGAAGATATAAGACCCACTATCTATAAATGAGTCGACATCTCCAGCTGCAATACCATCGGAAACAATACCTGCGTATTCATTTCCTGATGCTTTCACTAAGTCTTTAATGAATGACATATTTTTCACTTCTCCATAATATAAGATTATTTATACTGCTTCCAGTATACTACTTTTCTTCAAGATTGTCTAGTGACTTTTCGAATTTAGATTCTCCATTGCCATTGAACTCATCATCTAGAGTCTCATATGTCCACCTTTGTTTCATCATTTCAAGTATAAGTTTCATCTGAGTCTCAAGATGCACAATAAATCCAAAGATTGTTATAATCATAAGGATATAAAAGACATCCATAATTGTTATCAGCATGTTATGTGATTCCATTCTCCAACTCCACTGTCCCATTTTCTATAAGTTTTTCTCTGTTCGCCATATGTTGTTGGTCGACTAAGTCTTTGTTCTCTCCTGTATAAGGAACTGCATGGTGGTCATCTATCATCTGTTGATTGATAGAATATGCTGAAGAACCAGTGTATAAATTACCTAATATTCTTCCAAACTTTCCTTTA